TGCGGGTTATCACAAGCGATTTCCGCCTTGGGATTGATGCGTTTGAGAAGTTCACTGGCAGGTTCATCTGTTGGATCTTGTGGGACAAGTTTGCCATGAATGGCGAGGTCAAGGATTTTTGATTTAGTCTGTTTTATAACGTTTTGTAGGTTTGCTGTGCCAGTTTCTATAAGTTCAACAAATGACATCCATTTGTTTATCTCATCCAAAATCCTTATTTGTTCTTTCAACGGAGGTATTGGAATATAGAAGTTTTTTAGCACATCAAAAGGAGGTATATTCTTAATTGCTGTTCCTTTGCTACTATTTTTTGCTTCTTCTTTCAGTATGAAATCAAAATATAGAAGATAGAATTGTTCAATATCACGACAGTAAAGCCGTATGAGCATCAATGCTTGATTGATAATGCCTTTCTGTATATTTCGAGGCAATACATAGGTCTCTCCAATTGTTCCTGCACAACTTACAATTATATCAAAAGGTTGGATTGCGAAACCAGAAAGTGACTCATACTTTTCCTTTGAAATGTAATATGTACCAAGCGTGCAATCTTTTTGAATTGCATTCTTTTGTTCATAAACTTTGTATGTATCATCACCTTTGGAAACAAACATGGCTTTTGTAAGGCTACTGCCAAAAGGACCTTTTTTGTAAAAAGCCAAATCATCTAACTTACACCACGCCCACCCCTTCGGCAGTTCATAGGGATAATGGGGCTTATCACAAGTATTTTCTACATATTCGTCTTTTCTCCTAAACTCCATCGCCCATAGTTTTGCAGTAACTAACAAGCAAAACTATGACCGATTTCAATTACTTACACATAACAGGCGTGAACGACCTGCCCGGCTATCATGCCGCGGCAGCGTTCACCACCAAGAGTAGCGAGGTTTTCAAGGAGGCGGAGGAGATTTCACCGCGCCATGTGAGCGACAAGGTGAGCTATATGCCGTGGGGAGCGGACGACCAAATGCCGTTTGACATTATCAATCTGATTGAGAGTGATGAGACACTGAGCACTTGCCAAATGTTCAATGCAGAGGTGTGCTATGGGAGCGGTTTGGTGTACCAGACTGATGAATGGTGCAAACGGAAAGTGGTGAACGAGGTGGAAGAGTTCTTCTTGGATAACGACATGGCGAGTTATTTCTTGGGTGTTTGCCAGGACTTCAAACACTTCGGCTTTGCCGTGAGCGTGATAATTCTCAATGAACAAGGCAACAAGGTGGTGAGGGTGCTGCGCAAGGAGGCTTGTTATGTGCGCTTTGCGCCAGCCAACAAGGAAGGCGTGATACCACAAGTGTTATATGCAAATTGGCGCAACTCGGTGCGGGTAGAACAGGTGGAGGTCATTCCACTGCTCAACCCGCAAAGTCCTTGGACGGACTTGCAAGCACAGGTGAAGAAGGGCAAGCGCAAGTTTGCCGTGGTCAGCCGTGTGCCGACACCTGACAGCACGTATTATCCCATTCCTTATTATGCCTCGCTCTTCAAGGGCAAGTGGTACAATATCAAGCAACTTATTGGGGTGGCAAAGGAGGCTAAGTTGAAAAACTCTGCGCCTATCAAGTACCACATTGAGATTGCCAAATCATTTTGGAGCAACATCTTCAAGGCGGAGGGTATTACCGACCGCGTGAAGCAACAGGAGCGAGTGAACGAGGAAAAGGACAACATCATCAACTTCCTCACGGGCATGGAAAATTCGGGCAAGGTGCTTTTCTCGGAGTTTTATGTGTCTCCCAACGGGGAGGAACAGCATGATGTGGTGATTAACAAGATTGAAACGGACAAGGAGGGTGGCGATTGCTTTGCGAATGTCGGCTGCGCTCGGCAAAGTTCAAGCAAGCTTGACTTTGCTCTCGCTGGTACGACATTGGGCTACGGACATCATCGAGGCGGTGAACATGATGTGCTTTACCATGCGTGTGCACTCAAACCTTGTGGGTTCTGTGCCGGGTAAGTCGCAAACGAACAATTCGGGCAGCGACAAGCGCGAACTTTATACGATTGCACAAGCCTTGCAAAAGCCGTATCACGACCTTTTGTTTAATGTGCACCGACTGATTATAAGGTTCAACAGGTGGGACGGGGCTTATCCCGACTGTCCGTTTATCCAGCTTACGACACTCGATGAAAATAAGGACGCAAAGCAGGTAAGCACAGAAGAGCAACTTTATAACCTCATAACCTAAAACCTCAAAACTACTATGTCTCTGTTGATACCCGATAACAATGTGCTTCTGCAATTCGTTCCGAATGTGCTGAAGTCTGTGCAAGGCGAGACCTTGCTCTTTGATAAAATTGCACCGCACTTGGAGGTGGCGGAAGCGTGGCTCACGACCATGTTCCTCTCTGAGGCAGTCCTTACGGAACTGCCCACTCGCGATGCGAACAACAAGTTGTTGCATTACGCGCGTATGGCGGTGGCGGCAGAAGCCATGCTCCATGCCGTGCCGCAACTGGATTTGGTGCTCACGCCAAATGGTTTTGGTGTTGTTTCAAACACCAATATAGCCCCTGCCAGTAAGGAGCGCGTGGAACGCTTGCTCCTGTCGTTGGAGAAAATGCGTGACGACACGCTTTCTATCTTGCTTCCCTTGTTGGCAAATACGGAAGCATGGGCGACAAGCGACCCATGCCAATACTTCGTGCAAACGCTTTACCCGTGGTTGGATCTGCCTCGGAAACTCGGCAGCACCGACCACTCTTGGCAGCGTTACCAAGAACTGCATTCTAAACTCATCGCCATCGAGGAACGATTGGCGCATGATTTCTTCTCCTGTGAACTCTTGGCGACTCTGCGCCAATCAGAGCTATTGGGCAAATGGGGCGAGCCCCCATCTGCGCCACACTACAAGCGTGCCTGGAGGCACATCTTCGCAATTGAACTATATATGTTACGGGAAGATGAACTTCCTGTGCCATCGTGCATAGAGGTCGTGAAATCCCTCCGTAATGCTCCCGATGGGATTTTTGAGGAATGGAATCAGTCGGAGACGGCTGCGCTCTTTAAGGATCATGGGTATAAAAACAAAAAACAGTCAAGTGGCTATTGGTTCTAATATTTATCGTATCTTTGTCGCATCTAAAATTGTAATAATATGAAAAAGTTACTTCTATCACTTATTTGTTTTATTGCATCAATTGTATGCTACGCACAAACGCTTTACATATATGGAGGAAGTGATCATGATGTATTTCTTGGTTGCTTAAATAGTAATAAATACGATTCAAAATCTATTTGGAACGAATATGGGACCTATGGCAGTTCGTATAGTGCTTACTCTCCATGGAATAACTATGCTTCTTATCCACCTGTGATCGTTGACGAGGAAGGTAATTTCTATGGTTACCTTACAGTCAATCAATACAAATACAATCGTGCCGATTTTAGTCTTGCAAAATATCTCTATGAATATTATGATGTCATTAGAGATAATGTAGGGAAATGGTACGACAAAATCTTTTATTAGACCTGTCTTTTTCCCCCCATTCAATGCTTCCATACTTTCGCGGTATGGAAGCATTTCCTATATCTCTGCCCAAAGCATGGAATGCCTTGCAGAGATGGCGCATTCGCTTTATCCAAAACTTTCGGACAAAGCTTGTCTGGAGAAAGCAGAACTGCTTTCTGTATTCTATTGGTTCGCTTCTGTCAAAGCGAACTTCATCTGTATGTTCCCACACCTGACTTCATCACTTTTTTGTGCCATTACATAGCGCATATTGAAAATCAATGAGTTGTGTCATTTGATTGGATGACGCATTGACGAAGTCTGCAAAAAACGCTACCACTAGACGCAAGCTCTAATGGGCGACACGTCCCGCGGCATCAAGGCAAAGATTCACAGACAGGCATGTAATTAGTGCAGAGCCTTTGTGTTTAGTGTATGAGCCTTTGCCTTAATGCCCGACGCGAGACGCGTCGCCCCCATTAGTGCTTGCATTTGGTGGTAGCGTTTAATGCTTACGGGACCTTTACAATACTACAAAAGCTTTACTTGCCGAGTATCTTACATCTTACACTAACACGCTGCAACTCATTGATTATCAACATTTTACTTAGTGTAAGATGTTACCAATACCACCTACACGCGACCTACACAACCCTCACGCTGCCACACGACACAAGCACGGGAGAACAGTATCACGGCATAGGGGAACAGAATAGTCTGTTACTCCGACAGATTGTTCTACGTCCCTATGCCGTATTATCTACTGCATACGTTCATGTTGACTGCGAGGCAGCGGGGTAAGGTGTGTAAGATGTGTGCAGGAGTGTGTAAGATACTTTGAGATTATCTTACACTCTTGAAACATCTGTGTATCAACTTGTTATGTGCAAAAAGTGTAAGATGGCAGTAAAAGTGCACACACTCTTTTACAAGTAGGCAGACGGGGAGGGAGCAAATATTTGTGTACAAATTGTACACTTTTTTTGATGGGTGCAGTGCCTTGGTGTTACCTTTGCAGCACTTTTGAACCAAATTGTATGACTACCATGAAACGAATGCTTAACAGAATGCTGCGCTATGTCGATGCCATTGTGAAACGCGGCGTTGACAAACTGATAGACGCTATCGGACATAGTCCGGAACCACAAACTAAAAACGCTGAAACACCCCAACCGCAAAAAAGCATGGACAACGACACTGACTGTGCACCGCAAACAACTGGCAACACCACGAACCGCGGTCTGACAGAACAAGCCTTCAGCCTTATGGACGAACTATGCGACTTTCGCTATAATGTGCTTGATCGCACGCCCGAAGTGCAACGGCGCGAACAGACGGACAAAGGAGGAGTTCACTGCCGTGGTTCTGGGGCGTGAACTGGTGCAGCTGCAAGTGCCGCGCCGACGCAGCAGCAAGGCTACATTGTATACTGCGTGAGGCGCAGAAACTGATGATGTCAGAAGAATGTGGTGCTCGTTAGCGGTGGCGCGGGCGGTGGATAGATCGAGCCCACAAGGTGTAAAATTTTCCCTTGAAAGGTGCGGATTTTTGGAGGCAATCAGAGACCTCGAAATGCTTCGGGGGTGTGGTGTGGGTGTTTGGTCGGGTGCATTGGGGGCGTTGGATTGTCAGAAACTCCCGAACCTCATGAGTATAAAGGAACTCGGGGTGTCGTTTTGTTACTTTTTGAGACCTTGAAAGATGATTTTGAAGGCTCGGAAACTGCAAAGTGTAAGTTTGGGATTGGGGTAGACATTGCGAAACTCGGAGGGTCGTTTTAGATAGTCAGAAACCTTGGATTTGGGCGCATTGTGAAACTTCGGGGTGCAAATTAGAGCGTGCGGAAACTTGGCATCTATGCACATGGGAAATTTGGAGTGTGCAATCGTGGTATTTGCGAAACTTCGGAGTGTATTTTGTTGTGTGGGTGTGGTGTGTGCGTTGTTTGCCTTTTCTTCCTTTTCTATGTGTTCAACCTTTTCGGCATTTGTGCATTTTGGGGACTTTTGTCGGGGCGAAGGAACTCAAACGAGGGTGCTATTTAAGATATGTTTACATATTCCGTTTTGTTGTGGGGGGGCGTGGTTTGACGATGTAGGGCGGTCGGGGGGGGCTTCCGACGGATGGGTTAAGGGGGAACTCCTTAACAATCCTCTAAAGACTTCTGTATCAAGGCTTTTGTTTTGCTACTACTTAACAAAATGCGGATTTCTTCAAAAATCGCGCCCACTTTTAAACTCTCTCAATCGGCACGCAGCTATTGCTTTGACTACCAGAAGTTGGTGGACCAGTTCGGCATCAATCTGATTACGGGTGACTCGGACGATGAAGAGGAATAATCTGTGACAAAAAAATATCATTATTTTTTGGGGGGGGTAGAAATATATCTATATATTTGCAAATGCATGTTTAACTACTAATTTTTATGATATGAAAAAGACTCTATTCATGCTTCTTGCTTGTTTGTTTTGCGTCTTTGCACAAGCACAGACCAAAGTAGAAGTCACACTTACAGATGGCAAGGTTGTGAAAGGTACTACCAGAACCTTGTTCTCTGTTGATGATGCAAACTCTATTAAGGTGAAAGACGCCAAGGGAGAAAAGAAAACCTACAAATCCACAGAGGTAAAAAATCTTCGTGTTTACGATGACAAAAGCCAGAAATGGTACACCTTTGAGGCTTTGAAAGCGCAAAAAGCGTTACCCAATGTGTGGAACAAGAATCCGAAACCTTATAGCGACCCTGTGTTTTTGCAGGTAGTTTATGAAGGTAAGAACGTCACGGGATATGTTCACAACATTTCCACGCAGACCAACACTAAGACCCTTCAACTGACAGGTACGGGAGGTATGCTCTACTTCAAGTTGAAGAACGAAGATGTAGCTCGCGCTTTTTGGATGAGTGCGGCTGTTGGTTGGAGAGCAGAACTCAAATTGGTCTTCAAGGATTTTCCTGTAATGAAACCCGTTATCAAGGAACTTGACTCAAAGTCTTTCTATGCAGACCCATTTGCGCTGATCAAAACATTTGATGGACTTTTGGACAAAAAATAAGATTGTCTGAAGGAATAAAGAGCATGGTATGCTCATCTGAAATAGATGATTGTACCATGCTTTTTTTGTTCACTTCTGCTCGGAAGAGGGCGAGGAATAATCAGCGGAACTTTTCGTTTATTACAAAAGGCACGAAGCTTTCACCCCGCTTCCGTGTTTTTTTTGTGGTACGCTCGGCATGAGCATTAGTTGGCAAGTGGTTGGGGCATTTTGCTCGCAGCAGCTGTGGCTTTGGGATATGGCATTTACAAGACCCTTTCCAAGATGAACGAGATGAGTGCATCAGAGAAAGCGCTTGCAGAAGTCAGGCAGAAAGGTCAGGAGGGCATTGTGGAGGAGAAAAACAAAATCGAAGCCTTGATTAAGGTGGCTAAGGATGAAAAGTTGTCGCTTGACGATCGCCAAAAGGCGGTCAATGCGCTGAACAAAATTATCCCGAACTACAATGCGCAGTTGGACGCGACCACGGGGAAATACATGGAGAACAAGAAAGCCTTGGACGACTATCTGAACTCTCTTGCCAAGAAATATGAGTTGGAAGGTGCCAAGGATTTGCTCAAAGAGATTGGCAAGGAGAAGGCAAAACTTGCAATGGAATTGAAAGAGGCTGATGATGCGATTGAGAAGGACAGGCAAATCAATGCTTCATCAAATTTTGTGGGTGGACGTGAAGGGCGTGCCATGGACACGGGAGCGGCTACTTATACGGCACATCTGAAAAACAACAACAGGCAAGTGAGGCACAAGGATATGCGCAAGGTGGTTTTACTCCGCAAGGCAGAGTAAACGAAGAAGTGGGCGTGGTTCATGCCGGGGAATGGGTGGCATCACAAAAGTTGCTCGCATCACCTGTGGCAAGACCTTTGATTAACGCTTTGGACTATGCACAAAGGACTAACACCATCGGATCCTTGCGAGCCGATGATGTTTCACGAACAATTGTGGGAACAGGTGCGGTGGCTTCGCCTTCACCGCAACCTGTAATTATTCAAGTTCCCACGGACAATGTCGCTTCGGCAGCTTTGGCACAGAGTGCAGCTGTACTCAGTAAGTACGAAGAAACAATGAACCGACTAAGCCAAAGACTGAATGAGCCTTTTGTCACCGTGAACACAGTGACAGGGGACACGGGTATCAAGCAAGCGCAAGATGAGTATGATAGGCTTATGCGCAACAAAACTCCTAAATCAAGACGTAAATAAAAAAATAGTAGTATATTTGCATCAAAATAATAAATTTATATGAGCAAACTTAAATTTTTTTTACTAGCACTTCTTTTTGCAATTGTTGCAGCTTTTTCTTACGCATATTACTATTTCTATGTAGAAGAAGTCTCTGATTACTATCTTCTAAACATTGTAATTCCGCAAGGAAACCCCACGAAGCCCCAAATACAGTTAGATAGAATGCAGAATTGTGGAAGCGATAGTTTGGAGATTGTCAGAGTGACTTCCCTTGTAAAAAGTAAGAAGATATTTTACTTAAATGAACTCAAAAAGGAGAATGCCAAACAATTCGCCAATGATTCATACGAGGCATTGTCTCATAAAATAATGTTGGAGGTTCTTAATGAAGCAATTCAAAGTCTTAATTTTCTTATTTCCATTAAGCATACAAGATCGTATAAGGATGGAGAATTAATCAACAATCTTATAAAATCTAATGGAAATATGGACAAGATATAAACATACCTTTCTAAGGAAAAAATCAAATTCTCAATTCAGCAGATTTCGCCGTCTTTTTAAGTTCAATAAAATTAGTGTTACTTTGTATTCTACAATGTAACACTTTTTTTATGGAAATCATCATCAACAACCAACAAGCCGTATTGAAGGAAGGCACATCGTTTGACTTCATTGCCGAGAATAGATTGTTTACGGGAAGTGACAGCTATACGCTGACGATCACTTTCCCTTTGCGAGGGTGTGCCCAAAACATCGCGATATTTGGGCATATCCACCGCGCAGATGTGGCAAAGAACAAGGTGGTGTTCGATTGCGAAATTCGCGATCGTGACTTTTATCGGAGTGGCACCATCACCATCACGGAAATATCAGATGTGGAAGTCAAAACGCAATTCTTGGAGGGACGCAGTGAGCAAAACTTTGATGAGACATTCGACGATATTTATTTGAATGAGCTGGATTTGGGCTATCCTACAAGCCGCGTGGCGGTTGCAGGGCATTGCATGGACGATATGCGCCCTTACCCTGATAATTTCTGGATCCCGTTGCCCTGGGTGAATAACACTTCTGGGAATATTCAAAATGAAATGGTGTGGAGCGCAGACAAGAATGAATTTATTTGGCCGCATGAAACCAATGCGCAAACGGGAGCACAGGCTTTGTCGTTTCAGCCTTACTTGCTGTATATCCTTTACAGAATATGCAAGCAAGTGGGTTATAAGTGGGATTTCATGGCGTTGGAAAACTCTGCCTTTGTTAATCTCCTTATATGCAACACCTTGCCTGCGGCATGGGGCGCTTATAACTTTGCACTTGCCTTGCCACATTGGACGCTGACGGAGTTCTTTGAAGAGCTGGAGAAGTTTCTGTTTGGGGATTTCACCATCAACCACAAGCAGAAAACGATTTCTTTCAAATTCTCTGATGCCATTGCCACGGAAGCAGATAAGGTTTTGTTGGACAAGGTGGTGGATAGTTATACCACCCAAGTCACGCAGGAGGACAAGTCGGAATACTTGGGTAGCGTGAATGTGAAGTATGAGGACAATGGCAGTTTGCTTTGGGCGTACCATTCGTGTGATTGGTACATTCGCAAATATGGCAAAGATGCCAAGGTTTATGATAAAATGGCAGATTTGCTGGAGGCGGCAAAGTCGCTTAAAATAAGTGGGGTGTACACAAGGCAAACAAGGCCGAACGCCAGCAGCACGCAGTATGTGCGTGGCTACAAATATGGCTCTGATGGACACAAATTGTTTTATGTCAAGGAAAACCGCACATTCTTTGTCATGTACTGCTACAAGTCGGAGTTTGTGATGGAGGGTACTTCGGGCTTTTCAGACAAGACGAAAACGAAGTGGTATCGCTATTATAATCGTTTGCTCCCCGTCAATGCCTATGGGGAACGCTTTGCGGACAAGAATGCAGAGGACTTGGAACTGAAAATTGTGCCCGCTTGGATTGAGGGGACGGGAGACAGTCACGGCAATATGCTTTTCATGAATTGTGGCGAGATGGGAAGCAGTGAGAATTGGACACTGACAGAAGATGGGAACAGTTCTTCAAGCGGTGGTCGTACAGACCGTGTGTTTGGCAGTTCAACGTCTGCCAATACCATTGACTACGATGCTGGAGATTTGGCGCAAGGTGCGGCAAGCCGTACCATTGCCAAGGGGGAGAATAAAAACACGGACGCTTACTTTGACCAGATATATATGGGCTTTTGGAACGGGGTGCAGTACTTCAAGCCGTATATGCCGCACCCTGTGGTGGATTTTGTGGAAGTCTCAGATGAGTTCCAAGCATTCGTCACGCCTTTTTCACTTCGCTTGAATGAGGGAATGTGGGAGGAGAAACGCGAAGTGTTGTACAAAATAGATGGCAAGAAGAAGTATCAGTTTTCGTTCTTGTCTGATACTTTGCCCAACCCACGCGCCTTATATTATATAAGGGGAGGAAAGTATGTTTGCGAAAAAATAACTGCGACATTCAAGGAGAGTGGAATGTCGCAGCTATTGAAAGGCACGTTTTATCGTGTTTTAGATGAAGATGAATAAAGTTTAGATGATGGCGCCTTGGAGTGCGGTGGCATGGCGCTCGATGGTGGTACGCAAAACCTTTGCGTAAATCTGTGTGGTCCGAATGTCCTCATGTCCGAGCATTCGGGCTACATTTTCAATGGGGACATCATGCGTCAAGGCGAGTGTGGCAAAGCTGTGGCGGGCCACGTGGAAGGTCAAATTCTTGTTGATGCCAAGCTGTGCTTGTATCAAGTGAAGGTAATCATTTGCCTTTTGGTTGGAAATCTTGGGCAATTTGAAGTCGTATTTCTTCAACACTTCCATAGCTGGCGCAAGGATAGGGGTGAAGAACTTCGTATCGGTTTTGATGCGGTTTCCATCAATGAAAACCAAATCACCCTCCTTCACCGTCATGGACTGATAGTCAAAGTTCTGCACATCGCAGAAAGCAAGACCTGTGTAAGCGGAGAAGATGAAGAGGTCGCGCACCCGTTCCAACTTCCCGTCAAAGGGATAGTCGCGCATTTTCTTCAATTCGGTTTCAAGCAGAGGTTGGCGCTCTTTGCTCTTGCCACGGGTGACACTCACAATTTTGTAAGGATTACGCGGTATCTCGTCCAATCGTGCCAGTTCGCCCACCCATTTCTTCAGGCGTTTGTGGTAGCCATAGATGGTGACGTCACTCCGCTCACCATTGTGCAGCCATCGGTCGAAGGCAAGAATGTTCTTGGGGGTCAAGTCGCCATACGTCTTTAGTTTGCCGTAGGTCTTGACAGCATCAATCACTACTTGCTTGTGCTTGCGCGTGCCGATTTTAATGTCCTCGGCTGCCAAAGCTTCCTCGCAGTAGGCGATGAAATCTTTTTGAGCTAAGATCTCTTCGGGTGAAAGTTCTGGCTCTTTGTTTTTTTCTTGTTCTTCGTAGAAATGCTTGTTGAAATTTTCAACATTCGATTCCTCACCAAGAACGTTCATGGTGACGAGAATGTTTTCACATTTCTCTACCACAGCTTTTACTTCTGAAGAATTGGAGTCTTTTTCCCATTCCTCGGGAGTTGATGTCCCTATAAGAACGTATTTACGGACCTTTTTGCCCAGATTTACTACAACATCAACGTAGCCATAACCCTTTTTGGCTGCTTCCTTTCTTCTGTCGAAAACGACTTTTACAGCTTTACTCTTCATGAGAATAGTAGGTGTTAAGCGGAAAAAAATCGCTCCGAGTAGAAAAAAATGCCTGTTTCGGCAATTTTTTTTGAAGGAAGTGAGGTGTATCACTTTTTATGTATCACCTTTTCCAAAGTTGTATCACCTATTGTATCACCTTTTTGGCTTATGAGGGCTTGTGGTGGCACATGTAGGCTACTTGGAGTAATTTTCAACCGCAGTAGTTGAACTTACCATCTCCTTAATTGAACATATACTTTTATGTTTTTGTTAGGCTAATCAAAGTGTGTAAATGCTTGATAACCAACAAAAAAGTGGACTCTACTTTCGTAAAATCCACTTAATACTTTTCTTTGGAATTGATTTTCCTTCGTGATTCCGCTAGAGTCACTAAGTGACCTCGTTGGGAACATAAGTGACTTGCTTGGAATCATAAGTGACTCGCTTGGGAACATGTATGTTTCTGTACATAAATTAGATAAACAGATTTGTAAAATCTGTGATTATCACTATTTTATGTAAGAAGGCGAATCTGGTATTACTCTTCTAAAAGTTCATTGAAAAAACAGAAAATATCAACGTGTAAGACACGTGTAAGACATTTTTGTTTGGGAACAACTCTTATTGATGAAGATAGGCGACTTGAAAAGGTCGCTATTATTATTATTTCATAGAACTTATATAAACCTAATGATTGTCGTCACAAGCTCATTGTCGAATTGTTTTGAAATGTTAATGAGTAGATAGATAGACCTTTTCTGTTGCAATTTGTGTACCCATGTTCGCTTTATGTTAAATATTTTTGCAGCTGTAAAGCAGATGGAACATAGTAAACGGAGCATTCTCAAATCACAAAAGAATCTCATTCGGTTATATCTGCAAAGTTACAAAAAGTGTTGGACATGGATAGATATACTTGCTATAAAAATGCGTGTTGTTATCTATGATTTTACCCGACGAGTGAATTCACTTCTTAACCTACAAAAAACAAGAGTCTTATGATTGAAGAAATCAAAAATATGAGAGCATGGGTACGTCGTGCCCGTGTAGGAGGTGAAGTGATTATTGGTCGCTTGCCACAAGGTAAAAAGTTACGCAGCATTCGTTGTGCAGCTAATGTAGTTAATGACGATTATCGTTTTGAAGGAAAAGATATTTTCGTTCATGTTCATTTTGATTGGACAACCCAGGTGCTTGTGGCTATTGCTACAACTGCCTCTGAATTAAAAGACCCGAACAATGCTGAAAAATGGAAAGAACAAATCCCTGACGCTTACGCCAGACACGATTAAGCAGTTAGTGACTGATGCACATGAAACTATTTGGACTATTAGTTCTTTTGCAGAAACTATGTGTATGAGTAAAGATGCTGTCCGAATGCGCATACATCGCGGACAAATTCCAGCTAGAAAAGTGGGACACAGTTGGTACATACTGAAAAGTGAGTACCTAAAGTATCTCAAATCTTCAACTGAAAACTCTCTATAACTTATACTTCGCCCTGTCGTGTCGCTGTGAAGTGAGTGGACAGGGTTTTTTATTTCTCAAAAGTAAACAATGATACCAGACGATATAAAAGACCGCATATTGGAGGCTACGGATTTAGTGACACTCGTCAGCCAGACGGTGCCGCTGAAGAAAAGTGGGCCTCGCTATGTAGGTTGTTGCCCGTTCCATGCGGAAAAGACGCCCTCGTTCTATGTGTTTCCGCAAACAGGCACATTCAAATGCTTTGGCTGCGGTGAAGGAGGTGATGCCATTGCGTTTCTGATGAAGCGTGATGGACTTTCTTATGTGGAAGCAGTCAAGCAGTTGGGCAAACTGTGTGGCATAGAAGTGGCGGAGCAGGAGGAAGATCCCGAAGTCAAGCAGAAACGCATGCACAAGGAGGCGCTGTTGGTGGCGAACGAACAGGTGGCGAAGTTCTATGTGGAGCAGTTTGCGCTATCTAAAGAAGCGCAAAGCTATGCTTATGGCAGATGGGGCGAGGAGTATTGCACACTCAAAGGCATTGGCTATGCTCCGAAGTCGGGCAAAGCTCTCGCAAGCTTGAATATCAAGCGCGAGTTTTTGAGTGAGTTGGGCTTGGTGAACAAAGGCGGCTATGACCAGTACCAAGACCGCGTAGTGATACCTATCCATGACCGATATGGGCATGTGATAGGCTTCACCGCACGTTGCTTGGGTGACGAGCAACCCAAGTATAAGAATAGCGCAGATTCGATTTTGTTTCATAAGTCAAGAGTGCTGTTTGGCATGGAGGACGCTTGGCGACAAGCTGCCAAGACGGATAAGATGTTCCTCGTTGAAGGCGCACCCGATTGTATGCGGCTGCAAAGCATCGGGGTGCTGAACACGGTGGCTGCGCTGGGTTCTGCCTGGAATAAGGACCACTTTGCACTGATTAAGAAGAGCGCAAGTAAGGTGTGCTTCTTGCCCGATGATGATCCGCCTAAAAGAGGCGAGCATTTCGGGCATGGTGTGCAAGTGGTGGTTGAGGCAGGAAAATTGGCTATGGAGTGTGGTTTGTCGGTTTCCATCAAGGAAATACCCGACATAGAGAATGCGCACAAGCAGGATCCTGACACGTTCTATCAGAATATGAACGTGTTCCGCTCTGTGGAGGAAGTGGACTTTATTCTGTGGCGGGCGCAAAAGGCTTTCAGATTTGCGCAGACCACGGAAGAACAGCGTGTGGTGGTGCGTGAAATTGCGTATTTGCTGACATTGATTGACGACCCGACGGGCGTATCAATGTACGTTGATAAGTTGTCTGCCATTTCGGGCAAAAAAGGCTTTTGGAAGGAGGCTATCAATGCGGAGAAGAAACGCATCGAGGAGGAAGAGAAACGAGAGCGAGGGGAGGCGGTGGACGACCTTTATAAACGTTTTGGCTTTTATGTGGAACAGGGCAAGTATTTTTCTATCACAGAGAAGGGGAATGTGTATGAGTGGTCGAACTTTACAATGGAACCGCTTTTTCATATCAAGGATAATCTCTCTCCGAAACGTCTATATACACTGACAAACGAGCTACACATGAAGGTGTTGATTGAACTCAACCAAGAGGACTTGGTGAGTATTTCTAAGTTTAAGCAGAAGATCGAAGGGCAAGGCAACTTTATTTGGAAAGCTACGGAACGTGAGCTTACCAAACTCAAATCGTTTCTCTATGAGAAAACGGAAACTGCTTCGCAGATCAAGCAAATGGGCTGGCAACGTGAGGGTTTTTATGCTTTTGGCAATGGAGTGTTCTTCAAGAATAAGTTTTACACAGCTGATGAATATGGCATTGTGCGTTTGCCCGACTTGGGCAATTTCTACCTGCCTTCTTCATCGAAGATATACAAAGATGATGCCCGGCTTTTCACATTTGAAAAGCAGTTTGTGCATCTCAACTACTCTTCCGTTACGCTGGAAGAGTTTACCACGCAACTTTTCAAGGTGTTTGGCGATAATGGGCGGATAGGCTTCGCGTTCTATCTCGCCACCCTGTTCCGTGATGTGGTCACAAATGCTTCGGCAGAGCATTGGTTCCCTATTCTCAATCTCTTTGGTCCGAAAGGTAGTGGTAAGTCGGAACTGGGGCATACGCTTTTATCGTTGTTCACGATTGCGTATAAAGCTCCGAACATTCAAAACTCTACGATCTCTGCCCTCAATGATACAGTGGCAGCTTCGGCAAATGCCTTAGCGCACATTGATGAGTATAAGAATGACCTCGACCCCAAGGTGATTGAGTTTTTGAAGGGTCTGTGGGACGGCACGGGACGTAGCCGTATGAACATGGATTTGGACAAAAAGAAGGAGGTGACAGCCGTTGATGCTGGCATTATCTTGTCAGGACAAGAAATGCCTACTGCGGATATTGCGCTCTTCTCGCGATTGATTTTCTTGCAGTTTCCACGCAGTGAGTTTACACATGAGGAAAAGCATAACTACATGGAGTTGATGAAGATGCGTTCCAGAGGACTGACGCATCTCACTATCGAATTGCTCAAATACCGCAAGCGGTTTGAGCAAAACTATGCTTCCATGTTTCGCGAGGTGCAGAAAGCTGTTAATGCGGAACTCAGCGGACAACGTTGTGAGGATCGTATCGTGAACAACTGGTGCGTGCCTTTGGCAGCACTTAAAGTATTGCAAGATGTGGTGCCCACCTTGCCATACGATACGCTTTTTCAAATCATCATCGAAGGCATACGCAAACAAAGTGCAGAGTGTAAAACGAATGGCGAACTGGGCAGCTTTTGGAACACTGTGCAGTATTTGGCGAGTGAAGGCATATTGATAGACACGGGCGACTATACCATAAAGTATCTCACCTCGCTAAAAACAGATGCGGTGGATTGCAGTTGGGGAGTAGAGAAACCTATCCTGTATATGCAGACCACACGCGTTTTTAACCTGTACCGCAAGGAAGGTCGGCAGGCGGCTGAAAAGGTGCTGCCCATAGATGCACTGAAATACTACCTCGCCAACAATGCGGCTTATCTCGGAAAGAAGAACGTGCGTTTGTATGTATTCAAAAATGGGTATCAACAACTTGATTCGCTACGCAAGGACAAATCTGGCAATCCTGTGAAACTTACCAAAATCTATCTTTGTCTGACTTTTGACTACAAGAAACTCGTTGATCAGTTCGGCATTAACTTGGTTATTGGCAATGGGACTGTGGAAGGTGCGGACGAGTAACAGACAAATCTTTTGCATTGCATTTGAAGCATTGGAGGGACATTCACCCCGCTCCAGTGCTTTTTGTTTTTCTTTAGCGGTACATAGCCCCCGCAGAAGGCATAGTCCGACATGAACGTCCCTTGCATGGAATAATCGAGGTAAAGCTCACCCATCATCTTGCCCAAATCGTAGCACGGGAGAAGGTATCGGCAAATATTCCTCCATGTCGGACTTTCCCATATCCGTGATTTTGGGCGAAAAATGCCAATAACATCCATAACATCAATAACACCCCTCATTATCAGTCACTTTGCTGTATATTCTTGTTATAACTCATGATAACTTCCAATAACATCATCTATTTACCATTCTTTGGTGAAGCCTTGGAAATCAAGGACATTGGTGGCATCTTCCTCGTCATCGCTTCACAGGGCAGTTTATTGAACACTTCATAACTATCGAACATACCCAGCCCTTTTCAGCCATGCACCATCGGCATTGTAGCACTTCTTGTACGTGCGAGTTATAGGCTGCTTGAACCCAAAGGCATTCAGTCGGTATGGCTATTGTTCTTGGGTGTGCTCTGCCGAACCTACTTCCAACGCTTGGGGCTTTTGTGGTGTTGTGTCCATTTCTTGATTTGAATGTTTACCCGTGACGGCCTACGGGCGGAGAGATTTTTCCTGATGCAAAGGTAATGCGAGCGTGAACGGGCAAGTACCGCGTTGCTATGGCTGCACAAAAAATCCGACAACTTTCCTTCTTTTTCCTCGTGCCTCACAAAAAGGAGGTATTTCAGATTTTTTCTTTGCCATTACTTGCTCCTGTGTTCACTTCCTCTCGCATTCTTTTCGCATCGTAAAAAGTCCTCACCCGGAGGACATCACTTAAAGTTTCACATTCAAATTCTATCAAGAAATGGACACTACAAACACCACATCAGCCCTTCAAGCATTGGCAGTAGGCTCAGCAGAGCGCGAAGAAAAATTAAAGCCTTACCTCGTTGAACGTCTTTGGGATCAAGCTGCTATCTATTGTGGCACGTACAAGAAGTACAACAATGGCTCACTCGATGGTGCCTGGCTGGAGCTGGATATGTTCGACAGCTACGAAGAGTTCCTTGAAATATGCGCCCTGTTACACGATGACGAGGAAGATCCCGAGTTCATGTTTCAAGATTTCCAAGGCTTCCCCAGAGAATGGTACGATGAAAGCGGTTTGGCAGAATCATTCGACAACATCATGGAATACAGCAAATTGACCGATGATGAGCGCGAGATATTTGATGCCTATTATGAATGGTCAGGCAATGCAGATTTCGCCCACTATAAAGATCACTACATGGGCAAGTTCGACACAGAGGAAGATTTTGCCGAGTACATCGTCAGTGAGTGCTACGATTTGGACAATATGATGGGCGAGCTTTCTTTTTACTTCGATTACACGCGATATGCAAGGGATTTATTCATGTCGGACTATGCCTTCTGCGATGGCTACGTGTTCTCTAACTATTAAAACAACAATCATTGGAGCGGGGCGAAAGTCCCGTTCCATTAAACTTACAAATACAATGCAAAAGATTTATCAGTTACTCGATGCGCTCCAATTTACAGGGGCAGACAACAGCCAATGGTATTTCGTTAATGTCAGCGCAATGTTCGGTACGGATTTCGATGAAGCCGAAGTACTTGAACACTATTTCGGTAAGGGGAGAATTGCCGATGGGTCGGTGGTTGGCGCACGCTACTTTGCCGTATGGAAGAATACCGATTTGTATGAATACTTGTCAGAACACACATTCCTCTGTCCGAGTTGTTCCTACATTCAAGAAGATGGCGATGTAGTGTTTCTATATTGTATCTAAGGGCAGCACCTTTTGAGCCAGGGAGAAATCCTTGGCTCTCCTATTGGAATGTGATGTATATCTGTCTATTAAAAATATTTACAATGATGTGATGGGACTTTTATTTCGTTGGGCTTCTTTGTATCTTTGTATCGCTTTCCAACAAAACTTTTGTACTCCATGAGTGACTATCTTGTCTACATAAAAATGCCATCGTATTTGCGCCAATGGTTCGTTCACCGTCACAGCGGTTCCGAGCCAGTGGTGCTCAGGCAAGGTAGCATAGAGTCGAAGTTGATAAAGTTGGCACAAAGCCGCCAGCCAGACGACTTCTTTCCTCCGCTTCAAAAGGAGGACGAGGTGGCTATTTGCATTCCTTACTCCAAGGCACGCGACCCACGTACCTACAACTATATCTCTCCCACGGGCAAAAAGGCATTGCTTGATAACATCAAGAATGCTTTTGCCGTGGATTGCTGGAACTTCCTGCATGACTTCGGGCATATCGGTCAGCAACAAAAGGAACTGATCTATTTGTATATGGAGCAACGGGGCATCAAGGAGGATGGCACTTGTTGGGACAGCATTGCGAAGGCTTATCAGCGACTTCGCAAGAACTACCTCTCAAACGAGAGTAGAAAAAGAACCCGACAACAGCAAGCTGAAAAATCACAAGCAGAAAGCCAAGAGTTTGTAGAACATAATTGTTAATACCGAAGTTAGACATGAACAGATTGCCGGGTATCAGCCATATTGCATACGTATCGGCTGAAGCTCTCACACCGCACATCACCTTGCAGGCGATAGCGAAGGTGCCAGTGGGCATCTTTGCTCGGCTTTCTTTTATTCCGTTCAACAAGCGCACTGCGCTTTGTGAAACGGAAACGGAGTTTGACAACAACAGCACGCTCGAAACGGCTACGCTGACTTTCTACTCTCCCGAAAACTTGCCATCGGGCAATCTTTGCTTTGTGGTGACAAGCGTGAATGGGGAGCAATATCTCATCGGAACAAGGGAGGCGCCTTTTCCTTTTGTTAAAAAGGAACAAACCACAGGGTTGCCTGATGGTGACGCCAACACCGCAAAATACACGGTTTCCTACTCAAATCGGGTGGCACTAGTCTCAATTTTGGGCTAAAAAAGGCGATTCCAATAACATCATAGAACAATAATAACATGATGCGAATTTTGAAATGATTGATAATCAGTGTATATTTATCTTGTTAATGATGTTATAGATGTTATTGCCAAAATCGGTTCGTATGAGCGCGAAACAAAAATTTCTCTGACGCAACATTTTCATAAATTTATACTTTTGAACGATGGGCAGGTGCAGCCGTGAGGTTCCACCTGTCTTTTTTGCTTTTTATATGTGCGCATATCTTTGCCTTATAAATCACACGCAATTATGGCAAAGAACAAATACCAACTTCATTTGAAAGGCTATGTGGGCAGCTGGGACTTTGATGCTGACTACGTGGACTATATTCTGGGCAAGAACCCCGACAAGGAGGTGGCAGTGCTGATTGATAGTCCTGGCGGACAGCTCAACACGGCATTGAGTATCTCTTCTGCTTTCAAACGGCATGGCAATGTCCATGCGCACTTTGTGGGCATGAACGCGAGTGCTGCCACCATAGCTTCGATGGGTGCCAAGCACATCACCATGGACAAGTCTGCCATGTATCTTGTGCATCAATGTGCGCTTCCATTTTTTGAGTATGGCAATCTCAATGCCACGGGCATGAGCCAGCTCATTGAAAGTCTCGGCAAAGCCAAGACGGATTTGGAAAAGATGGACGCAAATGTGGCTACGATGTATGCCACACGCTGCAAGAAAGAGCCAAAGGCTTTGCTTGACCTCATGAAGGTGGGCGGCTGGCTTACCGCACAAGAGGCACTGGATTGGGGCTTTGTAGATGAGCTGACAGAGTTCGAGGACGAAACAGCTCCTGTACTCACGGCTTCTCTCGCTGCCGATTTTCAGGCGAATGGCATTCCGCTACCGAACGTCCCTAAGAGCAAGTCGGAAGAAACGTTCTTTCAAAAGATGGCGCAAGCGCTTGCTGCCGTTTTCAAACCAACACAAGTAAACAATCAACATACCCCGAAACCTATGAACAAGGTCTATAAACACATTTGCAAGTTTCTTGCTTGCGAGCATTTTTCCGTAGAAGAAGGAAAGGTGACGCTCACCGAGGAACAGATGGATAACATCGAATGCTCCTTGCAAGCCAACCACGATATGATAGCGGAGCTATCTATCAAGGTAAAGAATGCAGAGGACGAGAACAAAAAGCTTACCGAGACGAACAAGTCGCTCGATGAAGCAAACAAAACGCTCGAAGCGAAGGTGGCCAACCTCCCTGCTGCATCAACCACCGCCATCGTAGATGACAAGAAGCATGAGGACCACGAACCCACAGCTTACGAACAGTTCATCAATGCTGGCGAAACGGCACGCAAACTTTATGATAGTTTGCCATAGTAATCTTATAACCTCATAACCTTAAAACTCAAAACTAACATTATAACCTCATAACCCCAAAACTTAAAAACTCATTCCCATGGCTGGAAAATTATCTTTCACCCTACAAGAATATAAGGACGCGGCACGCAAGTACCGCTCCGACTTCCTGCGCTTGCCGATTATCGGCTGCGAGGAAACGCTCAAATTCATGACAGGCCGCCCAGGCATTCGCTACAAGGAAAGTGTAGGCACGCTCACCGCTGGGGCGCAGTTCGCTCCTTACAAGCCTTCTCGCAAGACAGATGCCAACTTGAAGTTGGACTACCGCACCTTGGAAACGTTCTTCGGTTCGGTAGTGGCTAACTTTGAACCTAACTCTGCCATCTCTACCTTGCTTGGCACAGGTGCCACCAAGGGAGACGGACAGAAGTCTACGCCCACAGCTCGCGAGGTGCTGGGACTGATTGCCAAGTCGCTCTCTGAAAACCTGAACATGGCGATTTGGAAAGGCACACGCAATGCGGACGGTGATACCACAATGGACCTTTTCGATGGTTTTGACACCATCACGCAAAAGGAAGTCACTGCGGGTACGATTGCTGCGGAACATGGCAATTATCTGAAACTGGACAAGGCGATCACGGAAGCCAACGCGGTTGATGTAGCAAAAAAGATTCTCTTTTCGCTCGATTCGCGTTTGCGCTCACAGGAACTTTTCCTGTATTGCTCGCAGGAGTTCGTAGATATGTACAACGAGGCGTATCTTCTCACGCACTCGGCTATTCCGTACAACACGAAGTACAACCAGCCCACGGTGGAGGGTTCTAACGGCAAACTCACTTTCTGCCCGTTGTGGAACAAGTCGGACTCGAAGTTCATGCACGTGTCACCCAAAATCAACATGCTTTATGGCTATGACCAGATGGGCGACATCGAAAGTGTCGATGTGGAACGCTTTGAGCCGTTTGTGCTTTCTTACATTGCCACCATGTTCTTTGGCGTGCAGTTCGAGAGTATTGACAAACGACGCTTGAAGGTTATTGAACTGGCTGAACAAGGTTGATAATCAGTGGAGAAAGGTGGGCGCGGTGGTAATTCATCTTGATTGTCACCTCGCGCTTGCCTGCTATCCAGACTAAATATTTTCAGAAAAATGGCAAAGACTTGCACATCACTTCAAAAGTCGCTCGGCTGGTGCCAAGGCACGCCTGAGCTTCCCGGCGTTCGCCGCCGTATCTATTATACTTCCAAGGGCGACATTGCCCAATGGCCCACACTTCCACGTGACGAGAACGGACGGGTAACTGCTGCCACGTACACGGGCAGTTTTACCCTAAAGGCTGATGCCAAGTGGAAGTATATCGACATTCTGCCCGAAAAGTCGCAACTCACCTCTGAGGCACAGGGCGAGTTGCCCAGTCAAACGCAGTTGAACAAGCTGACTGCTGTTCACCCTGGGGTGGGCGCAGAGGCGAGTGCCGCTGCTGCTTATCTCAACAACAATGATAATGTGTTCTTGGTGGAGGACATGAAGGGCAAATACCGTGTAGTGGGATCTGAAGCCTGGACTACCAATACTACGGTGGCACAGGACCTCGGACAAGGTGCCACTGGTACCACAAGCACCACCATTGCGGTAGAAGCTACGGACGAATGTCCTGCGCCTTTCTACGAGGGTACTATCACAACGGAAGAAGGTGACATCGAAGCAGCTTAGTCAGTTTGTAGTTTTGAGGTTATAAGGTTATAAAGTTTGTTCTTGGAACAAAAGGTAATCTTATAACCTCATAACCTTAAAACCCAAAACTTAATATGATTGATTTGGGGGAAATCTTAGAAGATATCAACGTCCCAGACCTTTCGTGTCCGCTTGCTTTGGAAAGCAAGGGCGTAGCCACGTCCAAAAATATTTTTGCCGAGCAAAAACGCCATGCTTGGGACAAGTCGGTCGAAGCGCGTTGCGACTTCTCCCGTAAAGTCCGCATCACACGAAGGGCTGATGTATTCTTTATCTCGCTTTGGCAGAAGTCGCTCTATGGGCGCACATTAACCGAGATAAAGGGTGACGACAACATGGTGGACTTCTTTGCTGACAATGTGGCTCCGCTCATTGCCGACATCTTGGGCAATGAACTAAAGCATGGTAATTGGTGTATTGTCACCACGCCCAAGCGTAGGCACTTGGTCAAGAACTTTGCCACGCGAATAAGTGAAAAGATAGCTGCTCTGCTATCCATTCCCTTTTACGAAGATGTGGCGCATTGCCATAGCAAAAAGCGTATTGGGGCAGTGTTCTCGCTCAACGTGTTGCCACGTGAGCAGAACTGCATCGTATTCGATGATTTCGTGACAACAGGCTCTACACTAAAGGCTATGAAGAACTTGCTCATGGAGAATCATAAGAATTGTGTGTTCTTCACGGGCATCAACAACAAGCTGTGATGCTGACTTTATAACCTCATAACCTTCAAACTTAAAACTACACCTGCTGACTTTATAACCTCATAACCTCCAAACTTAAAACTACACCTCTTATGGACAAAGAATTTACCAATAAACTCCAAACATGGCTCTCCCTGCCTCGCGAGGATCGCGATTGGGACGAGGGCGCATTGATGCTCTTGCAACTGACAGGCAACAAAATCATGTATCGCAACCTCAGTGTGAACCCTGAGGGCAAGGCTAACTTCATTGAAGGCAAACTCCAGCAATACTTGGAGTTCCGCTTGGCGGAATTGACGCATGAACAGGTCAAGGAAATGCAGCACGCTGTCGAGGAGATAGTAAAAGAGCATACCGAGTTCAAGAGCGATGACAATGAGGCAAAGAACTTCAAAGCTGGCAAGCGAGCTGACCATGACACGCTACCCGAAGAAATCCAGGCGCTCTATGTCGAGAACCTTGATTTGGTGCATCGTATGCGGGAACTTCATTTGAAGCTCCGCACGATGAGCACAACGGACTCCACTTGTGCGGACTCCGATCGTTATCCTTTTCTCAAAGAATTTATCAAATTGGATAAAAAGCTGCACGACAATTGGAACGTTTATGACCATTTCGTGGCAAATGCAGAAACGGCAGAAAGTGCGGAAGAGGCAGAAGCGAAACCTAAGGCGAAGAAAAGCAAGAAGGCATGAAACGCTCGGCATCGATCTCTGACTATTTGAAACCATTGGCAGATACGCCCAACCAAGCCTATCTGACCAATGCTTTGCAGGTGGCAGATGTCTTGGAGTGGATATTGCAACAGGTGGGCAAGGCTAAGGTATGGCAAACTTCGTTTTCCATTTCGGAAGAGTTCTTGCGTAGACTCTTCTTTATCGAAAAGGGAGGCAAGGTGTTGGAGTTCAACTTGGTGCTGGATCACAAGGCTACGAACAAGACTTTGAAACTCTGGTCGTTCATCTGCCAAGTGATGAAACGTACCTATCTCGCGGATAACCACTCGAAGATCTTGCTGGTGGAGAGTGAAGCGGGTGACACCATTTCGGTAGTCACTTCGCAGAACTTGACACGAGGCAACCGCCACGAGTCTACGTTTATCTCTACCGACAAGGCGATCTTCGCTGCCTTGCACGGACAGGTGACGGACTTGATACGAAACCATTCTGTGCCACTGAATGACCTGTTCGCACAGAGGCTCACGCAGAACGGAGCGAATGATTAAACGCTCTCCCGTTACTAAAATTCCTCTTCGGTGGGACGATCAATAGCTAGCTTCGTCCTCTATCTCTTCAAAAGCATCAAGGGCATTTTGTAATTGGTAACTCCAATTGAAATAGCTTATGGCATCATGACCATCTGAAGCAAGTGATTGGATATTGTCAAACTTAGATTCGTAATCTTCAATTTTAGATTGAGCTTCGTCTAGTTCATTTTGAAGTTCATCATTTTGGGATTCGAGCTCACTATTTTTAGCTTCAAGTTCTTTAATCCTATCTTGATTGCAGGAGGTTAAGCAGGAAACAAAAAAGATAATTGGTAATATGTATTTCATAAATCAAATTTTGCACAAAAGTAATGAATTATACCGAAGAACAACTTACCCAAATAGAACAATATGCTTCCATCTATCTTAAAATATCTGATATGGCGGTCATTCTCGGCATATCAGCAATCCAGCTTCGCGAGGATATTGCAGACCGAAACTCGGAGGTATCGAAACGATACCATCGGGGTAAAGCGGCTTCGCGCGTGAAACTGCTGCATCAGGAGATGCAGTTGGCTTATGTGGGTTCTCCGCTTGCGCTCGAGAACACACGTAACAATTTGTTGGACATGGAGGATGATGAATAACTATGAGCTTACCGAACATTGTAGAGGCGGCTAAAGCCGACCTCTATACTGCCAAAGAGGAACTGCTTCAGAAATACGCACAATCGCAGGTGGAGCACCTGCTTCGATTGCGCGATATGGTCACTTGGTCCATTACCAATCCTGATGCCAAGGACCGCCAGTTTGTGGACGAGGAGCGAACCCGTTACGGGTTGTCGCTCGTTACTGCGTATGCGGACTTGAAAATAGTGAAGGCGATTCTACCTAATATGGGGGAGGCTTCACGTGATTTTCATCGCTGGCGCTATAATGAGATGATTCTTGAAACGTACCAGATGGCGAAGAAACGCAAGGATACAAAGACGATGGAGAAGGCGGCTACTTCGTATGCGAAGTTTAACCGCATTGATATTGAGGACGAGCAGAGTGTACCGTACCACATGATTGTGGTGCAGCCTTTCTTTCCCACTACCGACCCGCGTGTGGTGGGCATCAATCCTGTGCCGAATATTGATGAGCGTATTCGTAAACTCACACGCGAACTCTCGGACTCGCACCCTGATACGGAGAATGTGGAATATGAAGAAGCGGATTTGCCTCTCGATGAAATCTTTAAGGAGGAAGATGATGGACAAGAAGAAAACGAATGATAAGCACGTGGACACCTCGCTTTGGGACGAAGAAAGCAAGGCACACGCCAACCGCGTGTACTTCAACAAACCGCAGCTTTTGACACAGTATATCGGTGCTAAAACCACCGTGATTGTGGCTGGACGACGCACGGGCAAGACGGATTCTATCGCCTCGCCCTTTGTGCTGCGCAATATGCAGCGCATGCCGGGAAGTACTGGGGGGATTGTGGTGCCTACTTTTAAGCATGGATTAACGAATACGCTTCCCGGTCTCTTTGCTGCTTGGAAACGGTGGGGCTACATCAAAGGTGTGCATTATGTGGTGGGACGCAAACCGCCTCGGTCGTTTGCGAAGCCTATTACGGAACCTGCGGATTATGAGCATGTGGTGACTTTCTATAATGGCAGTGTTGCCATTATTATCTCCCAAGACCGCCCTGGCTCGTCTAACTCGCTCACTTTGTCTTGGCTCCTCATAGATGAAGCGAAGTTTATTGATTATGACAAGCTGAAGGATGAAACGCTCCCTGCCAATGGCGGCATTCGTTCTTACTTCGGGCATCACTCGTTCAACCATTCGATGATGGTTTTGAGTGATATGCCACAAACCACAAAGGGTTCGTGGTTCCTGCACTATGAGCAGAAGATGGACACGGAGTTGATTGATACAATCAAAGGTACAATCTATAAGATTTGGCAGACAAAACAGCGAATTGCTGATTTGAAAGCGGCTCATCAAGCTGTGCCTGCTTACTTGCCCTCGTACCTAAAATGGTTGGATCAATCGCTGAACAAAATGCGCAGTGTGGCAGTGTATTACAAGGAATACTCCACCCTCGAGAACTTGCAGTTGCTCGGGGAGGAGTATATTCGACAGATGAAGCGCGACCTCACGCCCAAGACGTTTCAGACGTCAATTCTCTGCCAAAAGATAGGTATCTCGCATGATGGTTTTTACTCGTCTATGCAGGAGTGGCACAAGTACGATGCTTCGGATTTTTCCTACTTGGATAGTTTGGGCTATGACCGAATCATCGAAGAGGCGCAGCAGGAGCGGTATTCCATACGCTCGCTGAGCAACTTTTCCTCGCTTCACTCGTCCTTGGATTGTCGCACCGATGCCGACCTTGACCCTATGGCTCCGCTTTGTATTGGCATGGATTACAATGCCAATATCAATTGGATCGTGTGCGGTCAGCCTCGTGGCAACCGCCTAAATGTACTCAAATCTTTCTACGTAAAGTTTGAGCGCAAAATCCCTGCGCTCATTGCAGACTTCTGCACATACTATGCGCCCCATGCCAACCACAGTGTCATCTATTACTATGATGCTACTGCTCTTGGCTCGAATTATGCCGTGAACGACCAAGACTTTCACTGGGTTGTTGTGCATGAGTTTGAACGCCACGGCTGGAGTGTGCAAGATGTATATCTTGGCAACCCTATGCGACATGATGAAAAGTACTTGCTCATCAACCAAGGATTTTCAGGCAAGCAACGGCTCATGCCTTATTTCAACCGCCAGAACAATGATGACCTTATTCTTGCCATTCAATCGGCTGGCGTGGAACGTGGTCGAAATGGCTTTCGCAAAAACAAGTCCACAGAGAAAAATCCAGAGTCAGAGGAGGACTTGTTGGAGCATCGTACCGATGGCACAGATGCGTTTGATACGCTGTATATTGGGTGTGAAAAGTTCCCGCAGCATGATTTTTATGGAGTTGCTATTGGTGGAGTGAGATAACATTTATAACAAGATGGTAAATCCATAGTAAATATGTAAATTTGCAATCAAAATAGAAAACAATGAAGAAAGCGTTAAGCCTGCAAGCACAAATAAAGCGCCTCGAGGAACGTGGCATTATAGTACAAGACGAAGAAAAAGCAAAAGAGATTCTATTCGATATTGGTTATTATCGCCTTGGATTTTATACATTTCCTTTCGAGAAGACATATCCTCGTTTAAGTAATCGAACTCACGAGTTCCGAGAAGGAACGTTGTTTGAGAGCATTGTGCAGCTCTACTATTTTGATTATGATTTACGTAAGCTGTTGCTAAGTGCTCTTACTCGAATAGAAGTAAATATTCGTACAAGAATTACTTACATGGGTTCCATGTATTATGATGAAGATCCATTTTGGTTCGTTAGTCCATTGGCTGTCGATGACAACTATATTCAATCCTTTGCCAACAAAGTTTATAAAACGATTAAGGATTCTCCTGCTATAGTGCGCCATCATCAAAAATACCCAGAAGATACTTACGCGCCAGCTTGGAAGACATTAGAATTTATGACAATGGGAAATATAGTTTCTCTGTACAATCATCTGAACGATAGGAACTTGAAGAGACAAATAGCAAACGAGTTCAATTGTACTATCGGCATCTTTGTAAATTACTTAGAAACTATACGTGTGGCTCGAAACACTTGTGCACATGGAGCTTACCTTTATAATCTTCATTTACCTCGTGGCATTAAGAATGGACCTGCGGGAAATATTTCTGGTAGTGATAGACACAATGTAAATGGTATTATAAAGATTGTGCTTTATCTATTGGGGTGCATTTCTCACAACCGTGAAACTGAATTGAGACAAGATTTAAGGGCGTTGTTTGCCGAGTCACGCAACTCCGAAACTATGCGAATCATAAATGAAAACACAAATTTTTCCTTATAAATTTGCATAGAAACAGACTTATCTGTAATTTTGCAGTACTAAAAGTGCCCACATCGGCAGGTCGCGATGTCTGCACTATAAAAAAGATGACTGGGAATGTAGTGATTATCATTGCATTCCCTTTATTTATATTAAAGCCCACCCTTTCGGGCAATCCTTTCTTTCAGCCGCCGTGCGCATTGGCTCTCTTGCTGTGCGCATGGCGGCTTTTTCGTGCGCTTGGGTGTGGAGAAGTGGGAGAGGTGGGCTACATGGATAGGGGCTATATGTGGGGCGGTGGCAAGCGCCTTGCTTCGGCAATCTCGTGACACGGCAGAAGCATTATCGGAGATGTTCTTGGTCGCCCCGTGCGCTTTGTCGGAAGGCAGAGCGCATAGCCTTGGACTTTTGCTGTATTCGCAGCATTGTCACCGCTCATTGATACGAGCCAGATGTGGGTGGCTTTTGCTCAGATTTTACCACAGGTAATGAGGATAAGATGGTCGCTTTTTCTCATTTTCTTAGATTTTAAGTGTATGACGATGTGGATTTGAAGAGGTTGGTTTCGATGAGATGTTCATCATGCTGTCAGCAGAGATTTTTGGCGATGGCGGCAGCTCCGGCATAGCTTGCCCCGACAAACATATCCGGCATGCCTTCTTTGGGTTTATCACCACCTGACAGATGTCGTGGGGTCGTCTCCTCTGCTACGATTTCCACACCATTGATGCACTCGGAATGGGCAGTGTGTGTCATATTTATACTATCGTCCATTTTTTACAAGGGGCAGCAAGGTGCTCCCATTATTTTTCCTGTGCAAAGTTGGCATGAAGCGGCTTTGCGGCAAGGGCACGTTTCTCTTATCACAAAAATTTTTCAGAAAAAGATGTTCGTTCCTCTGCACTTTTTCCAAGCCCGTGAAGGGTGAAAATTTTTTGCGCTATCCCTTGTCCTCCAAGCCTAATGACTTCATGCCCTTAATTGCACGTAAAAATCAAGGGAGCACCCCGATGCCCCTTCTCAAGTAAAAAATCTTCAAAAGTATAAATTATCATGACACACACTGCTGTACATTCCGAGTTCGTTTCAATGGGTTTCAATCGCAAGCGCAGAGTTTCCTTCCCCCACGACATCTATCAGGTGGTGGTTAATGGAGAAGAAGGCGAATATGCCGAATATGAAGTCGAGGCTGACAGCTATGCCGAAGCTACCGCCATGGCTGAAAATCTTGCTGCTGACAGCATGATCAACATCTCTTACATCGAAGTTTACCTCTTCCAATAAATCCACATCGTTCACACACTTAAAATCTTACAAGAAAATGAAAGCTCTCAATCTTATCCTCATCACCAGTGGTAAAATCAGTGAAGCCACAGCCCACATCTGGGTCGTATCAATCAGCGGTGACAATACTTCTCGCGTCTACTGCAAAAGTCCTTACAAGGCTATGCGCTATGCCTTCCTCCTGAAAAAGCGCACGGGGCTGAACATCTCCGATAATTGCCTCTGCCGCGTCAGCCACGAGATTGCACGAAGCAAGGCGCCAGCCACCGCCCCCGAGGGTTCTGCCCCTGCTCCCATGCAGCCCGCCTCTGCCGCTCCTACCACCACACCCAAGCGCACGAGAAAGCCTGCCGCCAAGCGCACTACACACAAGAGAGCCAATGCTACGGCTTGAAGCTGAAAGAAAGGATCGCCCGAAAGGACGGTCTTTTCCGTAACCCGAGGTTTGTGCGATATTGCGAGGGTTATAACATTTCCCGAGTTTTATGCAGTATAATTATAATCCACAGGGCTTTAGCTTTACTTCGAGCATTCCCGATATATTCAAGGTGTCTGACTTTCAAGGCAGTTCCGTGTATCTGGCTATCTACATCAACCGCAGCGAAGAACCTGTATTCTCTACCACGCTTTATGCCTATGGTGGACAGGCGAGCATCTATGATTTGCGCAGCATTATTGAGAACTACATGGAGGCAAAGCAGCTGGTGCATGCCACGTGCAGTTTCCGTATGCAGGTGGACCGCACTGATTATACTTTGGGCGAGTTTACTTTGATTTACTGTAAACTGCAAATGCTAAGGACAAACTGCGAACTGTTCCTGCAAACGCATTTTCTCACCACGCACGCGGTGCGTTTGGTGCCGCATGGTTTTCAGCTTGATTTGCAGTATATTGTTCTTCCCGGTGAAACGGGGCAGTGTGCCACGCAGTATGTTATCCAAAGCGATGACAAGGAAATGCCCGAAACGCTCACCATATCAGATACTCCCATTGCTGCCAAGCAGTTTGATTTATGTTACGAGGACATCAACGAGGAGGAACTATTGGGTTACTTGCCCCAAGGGGTAAGTGGCAAACTCTTGTCTGTTACGCTTTTTCGTGGGAAACGTACTTTCACGTTCTTCTTGACCGATGAAGTTCCCACGCTCTCGCTGATCTTTCAGAATGAGTTCAATGTGAATGACACCTTGTACCTCACCGCCCAAACCAAGCGCAAAGTGTCCTTTGACCGCAGCTTTGCCGTATGTTGTGGAGAATCTTCTGCATACGATGATAATACGGAGGTAGAATACGAGAGCGAGACGTCCTCGCTTTCCTATTCCTTTGCCCGTCATCTTACGCAGGTTTTGCAGTCTCACAAACTCTACTTGATCTCTCCTGAACTCCCTGTGGGCAGTTCCGTTCTTATTACTGACATCGAAAGTGAACTTTCTGATGCCACCAATGCGAACAATCATGTGAAGTTCAAGTGGAAACCGCTTCGCAAGCAGGTGCCTTTCACCGTTCCTCGCTTACATAATATCTTCAACCAGGTTTACAACAACACTTTTGACTAATGCCCCAAGCTATTCATATCACCACGCTCAAACGTATGCTCCAATCTCCCGAACCTGTAGATCTCAAACTATGGACGCGCAGCGGTGAAATCCAATGCTGGCACCGTTGTATTTCTCTCCGCTATGACTTCTACAAAGGCACGCGAAGAATGAAACTGCTGGATAGCAATGAAATCCGGCAACTTCGAGATGTGTGCGTGTTTGAAATAAATGGTATGGAGGTGTTTATGTGAAATTAAAATTGATAAACTCACCAATTTTTATCTTAATCCACTAAAATATATACTATATTATTAAGCCTTCTCGCTTTCTTATTGTATCTTTGTGGCATATATTAT